AATGACGGAAATGTATCTTCATAAATGGATTGAATCAGAGTCTCCGAACGAAATTGTAAAGACTCTGTCCTGCTTTCTGGAAGAGCCAAGAAGTGATGAAACGATTCCTAAAACAAACCACATTGACCGAGTGCGTAGCCACGCAGTAAATATGATGAAAAGTGAAATTGAGAAAACAAAGTGGGATGTTACGGATTACTGGCACGATGTTGTGGGAGAATGGCTAGAAGGCAACGACTTTGTGTGTGAAAAATACGGAATTGAGCATGGAAACTTTGTTCGTGCGATGCTGAAACTTGCGAACATTGTGCGCGAATGGGTGAATGTATCAACTATCAATCAGGATACGGAGATGGTTGAAAAGATGAATGGAATGGAGCAGAAACTTGTGCGAGGATTTGTTATGCCCGATTCGTTGTATCTGCGAATCTAAATACCATGCGGCGCTTCCATGTAGACTGGTTCATATCTAGAGAATAATGTAAAGTTCCGCGAGTTCCTTCTGGTGATGTATTTTTACATGTAACTATGCGGTTCCATTCGGGGATCCAAACACGATGATCGTTTAAAGTGATAGCAGGAACATACCTCTTATTACTTTGAATTTGGCGGATGAAGAAACTATCTCTTGCGAATTGCTTGAGTTCTTTTGACCGCTCGTTCAAACTATCAATGTTCACATCGGGCGGCGTTTCGTCTTTCAGAACATACTGGTTCACAACGTCCGCGAATCTGCGAATAGGAGACGTAGAGTGGCAATACACGGGTGTTTTTAGTCCCCAATGAGATTCGGTAGCAGATGTGTCCACGTATTTGCCTGCCTTGAATGCGAGAAACTGCCCATCCACTCCCAATGACTTGAACTTTTCAAGCTTTTCAATATCCGGAGGAGAATGCGTCCTCAGAATTCCCCGTCCTTTTTGCTTCAAGACCTTTGCTGCTTCGATATTGTAGAATATCATACATTCGGCAACCCAATCGTGCGAATCCGAGCTAGAACATCCAATCGCATTTACGAATAGTTTGAGCGCATCTACATGTTCGGATTGATAAACTGAATCGTAAGTGTAGGAAATATCGTTCCGAATGAGTGTTTTCAGGAACTGTATGTTTGTGATTTTGGAATCTTCGAGCTTGAAACGCAGAGATACTCCCATTCTCAACTCGTTTGGAACAAGCGAACAATCTCGTTCAAATGGAACCATGGATTGAATGATATTTCCGTCGATCGAGTATTGCGTTTGACCCAATTCACTTGCCTTTTGAAGCGATTCGGGGTTTACTTTCATGTATTCGGACACATCTGCAATAGTGATATAAAAGTATCCGTCATCGCCAAGTGTGAACACATCGTCAATATCGCGACATCCTGGCGGGTCAATGTTGAATGAAACTCCTTGGATTCGGTGCCTTGATTGGTCGATATGGGGAATACAAATGGTAATTCCGTTCGGCCAGCCCTTTTTACGATACTGGTATGTTACGGCTTCTGATTCTGCTTTGAAATCTCCGCAGTTTCCCAAAATACGATTGAGATTTCCGCGTGTTAGTTTATTGGGATCCGAAGCAGGAATGTCTACTAACGCGAGAACATTCGTGGTTGAGAATTTGGAACATCCGACGATACACGGATTTAGTTTTGGGTTCAGTGGCCGAAAGAGGTATATGGGTATGTTTCTTGAAGTCATTCCATACTTAGTCCTTGATGCGAGTTCAAGTATGCCCGGAATCATTTTTAGTGTGTGTTGAAGTGTTGTTTAGACATAAGAATTCGTTTTATAACAATGGAAGAATATTGCGATAATTGTGGGGGGGATTGTGATGGAGTCCATGCTACACCATCTCCTCCGTATGACTCTGTGGTTACAGCCGTCATAGAGAAGTTCAAGAGTCGTGCTAAGGTTGGAAAGGAAAAATACGGAACTGATGATCTAAAAGTTGGAGACTGGATTCAGCACGCCCAAGAGGAACTTATGGATGGTATTTTGTATTTGGAGAAACTCAAGCAGGAGATTGGGAAGTAAGTATATTGCGGATATCCCCAATACCCTTCCCCGACTTGGCGGATACCTGAAAATACTTGCCTAGGTTATACTTCGCAACCATATGCTGAATATCGCTGCTCGTGACAGCATAGTTGTCGTTATCTGACTTATTCCCAACCAGATAATGAATCGTCTCAGCCGAGCATTCCTTCTGAGCGACGGGAATAATAGTATCTAGGCGGTCAAAGGACGCCTTATTTGTTAAATCAAATACATAGAGAACTACATCCGCGCCCCTGTAATACGTTTCATGACTGACACGAAACCGCTCTTGACCAGCGGTATCCCAAATCTGGAGCTTAACATTATCTACTTGAAAAAACTGGAACTCAACGCCAATCGTGCTAGTATACTCATCCGTAAAAATGTTATGAGTCAGGCGCGTTACGATAGAACTCTTCCCCGTGTTCTCATCGCCGTCAATCAGAATCTTCTTAAGAACAACACTATTTGAAGCATCCATTCGTAATCTTACTTTATATACCAATACCTATGTTTAAATTGGTGGTATTCTAGTTACCAAGTTGATTAGTTCGCGTAGGATAATCCCGCCATGCCGCTCATGATGCGCAGAATGTTGTAGTTCAGGGCGTATACGCGCACGTCCCAGGTCAGATCTAGCTTATCGCTGACCGTAACATCACCGCTCATCTGCATCACTAGAGTGGCCGTATCAATCCGTGAGAAGTTGCAGGTGCCTGAAGGCTGGTGCTCCTCGGGCTTGAGCGCGAACGAATAGGAGTAAATACCGGGCTGGTTGAGCAGACCAATCGTGCCGGCACCGGCGTTTGAGTTTAGGGTATCATACTTGATATACTCGGTCTGCGTAATGCCCGTGTGGTGCTGGTAAGGCTGCACCTTGTTGAAGTAATCACCAAAGCGGGGGTCTAGGCGATCCTGTCCGTTGATCTGTAGGTGCTGCTTATACACCGCAGTCTGATCATACGTGAAAGGAGTTAGACGGTTTAAGTTCGTCGTAGTATTGCGAGCGCCAACTGCTGTAGTGGGAATACCGATCTTGCATGAGCGGTAGCAAGTGGGCTGGACAACCCACACGAGCTCCTTCACGGGGTGATTGAAGGTCAGGTCAATGCGGTTGTTGTATGCCGATAGACCCTTGTCCTCGTTGTACTGAACCTGCTCGATCAGATACTCGTGGGACTCCTGGGCCATACGACGCCGCTCCTCAACATCCAGGTAGACGTAGTCCACATAGATGGCCGCTGAGGTGGGCTGGGCGGGCACTGGCACGTGATTGTAGTCGCCGGTAATCAGCTGATTCTCGTTCCACAGAATGTTAATCTTCACCTCGTGATACTGCAGGGCAATCAGGGGCAGGGCAGCACCGGGGTTGCGGCAGTAGAAGAAGCTTAGGGGCACATACACAATCGTGGGGTGACCGGGCTGATTGCTTAGAGTTCCAGCAAGTACAGTTCCCGTGCAACCCGCGGGCACAGCAGGAATGAATACCTGACCCAAAGAGGCAGTGGCACTAGTCTGACCGTTCACATCAATTAAAAATGCGCTCGTTCCGCTAGTTACACTATTGGTGCCAACAGGTTGTGTGCCTGCGGTGGCAGTAACCGAAGGGCGGCCGCCGGCACCTACTAGCTGCTGACCGTTTAGGCTCTTCTCGGTAGAACCGCATAAGGTGTCCCACAGGAACATCCACTCACCATACTGGCGATCAATCAGCTGACCGCCAATCTCGAGCTCGGCATACTTGATTAGATTGTAACCAAGGTGGAACTGGTCGTTGTTGTAGACGGCGTTCTTGCGGGTAGTAGAATCGTAGTTGGGTAGCTGGACCTCGAGGTAGGTGGAATACAGCAGATCGGCGTTGCGGTTGATCGTCGCAGACTGCTTGGTGCCCCACGACGGCTGGCCCGTGAAGTTAATCCGGAACGGCTCCATCGCAAAGTTAGTGTGGCGCTTGAACAGACCCTTCCAGAAGGTAATTTGGGGATTTCCAGAAAGATATGCGTCTTGGGCGCCCATTGCAACGAGTTGTAAAAGTCCACCGCCCATTGTTTTATATGATGTCGATGCCTATTTTTTCAGAAATATACCTAGTGACGACGGGTCTTCCGCTGCGTCTTCTTGGCCGATGACTTCTTATAGGTCTTCTTTGCCTCCTTGATCACTTTCTTTAGGCCATCGCCCTTCTTGTACTGACCCTTTGACTTCATCGTCTTCATCGTGGACTTTACGTGCGTGAGCCAAGCGTTCGCCATTTTTTATTATTAACGCAGAGATTATCTTATTCTAAATAGGAGTCCTCGGAGTCCTCGCACTACCTGATCTGGAATTCTCTTTTCCATCGAAATGCCCATCAACGAGCAGTAGTGGAAATAGACGCTATACATTCCGCACTCAGAATCTTCATACTGGTGCCGAGTGCCGTTATAAGTTAGTTTCATGGGTTTAGAGTGTATCTTGGTCTCGTCCCACTGCTGTTTCCACCGACGCATCAATACTTGAATCTGCTTTTCGGGTTTTTGCGCATAGGAATCAAAGTAGGTCATACGGGGATACTCAAGCTCTGGACTCAGATCGCAGAATGTAGCGATCCAGTGCTGTCCGGGACCCGTGGAAACGTCCGTATTAAAAATCATTCCAAACTGGCGGTATCCTTTTGCATAGAGAGACTTGATATCCAACGAACAAAGCATACTCACAAGGCACTGGCCAGTTCGAGCGTGTTTATCGAAATCTATGGGGAACGTTCCCACATATTTGTATTCCTTAAAAATCTTTTCAAACTTATGTTCCAGTGCATCAATTTCGTCGCTCGTAATCCACTCTTCCGGATCTACTTTCCAAGACGAAGGTCCGCGAGGTTTTCCCATAAGGTGTGCCAGGATACATTCTGACCGACCCGTCTTACACGAGTCGTATAATCTGCGTTTTAGTTCTTTCCAAACAACCTTGGGACCTGAATTCGCAATTGGAGGTTCATGC